CAGTAGATCACCGCCCTTGCCTGCTGGCCGGTCGAGACCTTCGATGTTGCCGTTCATGCGCACGACGCGCACCACGCCCTGCACGTTGATGCTTTCCAGGTGCGCCAATTGCGGCCCCGTGGCCGCCTGCACTTGGAAAGGAATGGATTGATACACGGCATAGGTCGGCGTCCGCGTGCCGTCAGGGCCGGTCGTGTAGCCGTTGCTGACGGAGAGCGAGCCAATGATGTTGGGGTTGACGGCGCCGATGTAGGCCGAGGCGATGCCGTGGAGGTTCACTTTCTGCCCCAACCCCAGGTTGGTTGCAGCGTCTGGTCAATCGGCGGCGGCGGTTCGTGTTCCGGCACAGTCTCGCATTCCTGCTCATCAACCGGCGCGATCAAGTAGGCTTCAAATAGGCGGGCTAGGGGTAGAACGTCCGCTGCGCTTGCGGACTTGTCCGATGCCACTTGTAAGGCAAGACAGCGGGCCTCAAAGATGACGCTCATTCCTTAACCTCGAAATTCACAGCGCTCCGCATAACGCCGCTATCGACCAGCGGCTTGCTGAAGCCCTTCTTTTTGACAGTCTCTGGTGCAAGCGCGGGCTCGATCAGTGCGTCAATCGACGCCACCAACTGCCCCTGCATTTCCTCGCCCATGGCCTTCAGGCTACCTGACACGTCGTAATCGCGCGCCACCAGCACTTTGCCGAGGTCATCGCCCCAATGCGGGGACTTGTCCGCAATCATCGTGCGGAAGTAGGGCCGCGCTGGTATTGTCATCTTATGCGCTGGGACCACGTGATCCGTCGCCACGTTCGCCAAACGCTTCTTTACAAACTTGCCGTTTTTAGAAAAAGTTCCGTCTTTATTGAGTTTGCGATAGATCGTCGTATTGCGCTCAGGGATGTCGAACGTCCCGCCAAATTCTTGGATGGCGGCGATGTAGGCAACTTGCGTGCCGTCTGGGTAGGGGGCATTTTCAAGAAACCCGACGTTCAGCGTGCCGGGCCGATTCACCTTGGCTGACAGCTCTTCGAGGCGCGCCTTGAGAACCGCGCCGCCTTCTAGCTTCGCCATGTTACAGGAACGGGTAGGTCATCAACGGAAAGCCCTGGTCTATGGCCGGGGCCATGCCGGGGATCGGGTTCACGCCGTAGCGCGGCGCTGGCACGTAAAGCGCCTGGCGGAACTGCGCCATCATCGCCCATGCGGCCAAACCATACTTGGTCTGGTTAAACCACGCAGCGAAAAGGCTGGGATCTTCGGGGAGCGTCGCACTGATGTTCACGCTGCCTTCAGCGGCGCTGTCAACGCGGCCCACGAAGGGTGACACAGGCTGATTGGCAGAACCCGCGAACAACTGCGCTACATGCGCCGTCGTGAGGTTCCACACCAACGCCATGACCGTCAGGTTGTTCGCCATCGGGCTATTGGCCCCGAGGTCGATATACCCGGCGGCGATGGTGCTGTAGGCCGTTGCCTGTGCGCTGGTGACGGTGGAGTAGAACTCCGGGAACATAGGCGCCCATGAGTTATAGCTGAACGTCAGAAGGGGAGTGACGCTCGAACTATAGCTCATGGGTTTTGGATCAGATGTCTTTGGTCAGGTGCGGCGCGGGCTTGTCAGCGTCCAGGCCCTCAAGCCCGGTGCGCATCGAAGCACGTTCGCCAGCCATCTTCGCGGCGCCGTCATGGGAGCCGTGGGCGAACACGAAGCCGTTCTTGACATACGGCGCGTCGCCATAAGCCTTGAGCCAGGCGTTCCAGAAGTCGGCATCGACGTTCGGCGTCAGAGCCGCAGCGCCCACGATGTAGGTCTGCTCGTCGCCGCTGAACTTGATGGCCTTCTCTTCGCCGCCCGCAAGATACGGGCGCGACTGGCCGGGGCGAACCGCGTTGCCACGGATCGGCACCCGACGCGTTTCCGCGCCGGAACCGACAGGCATTTCGAGCAGAAGCGGGAAAGGCAGCTTGCTCGCGACGGTAACAGTGGCTGGCATAGGCTACACCCCCAACATGCTGGCGATGGCCCAAGGCTGGCGCAGAACCGCGCCCCAGACGCCGCCGCTCACCTTTTGCTTGAAAGACGACATATCCGGGATGATGCGATGCGAGCGCATCTTCTCCGAGAACGCCGCATAGCCGGTTTGCTGGCCTTCGACGCTCGGTGCGATGAGCTGAACCTCGTAGCCCGCAGCGGTGGAATACTCTACAGCGGTCTCGACGCGCAGTTTCGGGAACGTCTTCTTCAGCAGGTCGATAACGCTGCTGGTGCCGGTCAGCGGAACGAGCTGCGTCAGGGCGATAGAAGTCGTCGGGTGCATGCAGAGAATCATCTCGCTCTCAGCATCCACCAGGCCGTCCACCACGCCCGCCGACTGCGCTACGAGCTGAAGATACATCTTCTGCACGTCGGCGTAGACTTCGAGCGCTGTTGCGTTCGGCGTGCCGTTGTAGACCCACACGTTGCCGTTGCCAGCGGCTTTCGTGCCGGGCGTCAGGGCGGCGGGAAGTGCCGGATCGTTTAGCAGGCCATAGTTCTGGAGGCCCTGGACGCCGAAGAAGTAGGAGCGGTTCTCGAACTTGCCCATCGCCAGAGCGCGTGACGCCTGAAGCTGGGAAATCCAGTTGATCTTCGCCAGGGCCACCTTCTCCACTTCCAGGTCGCCATACTGAATGACGGTCTGGTAGCGGTAGTTCTGGCGCTGGGGGAACTGGAAGTTGCTCGAAACGATGCCATCGTTGTTGTAGTCGCCGTAGCTGGTGACTTCACCCGCACGTTCCGCAACCGGGAACATCGCGACTTCCATCGTCCAATCGCCAACCTTTTCCTCACCGAGGATCTGGGCGGCCTTCATGGGCGACACGCGGACTTCGAGCACCTTCGGGTCGATGTAGCTGGTCAGCATGACCGGCACGGCGCTGTTCGGCGTGGTGATAATGGACGCCTGCGCGTCAAGGCCCATCTTCGCATCGAGCGTCATGTCATACGCGAAGTGGATGCCAGCTTTCTCCGCGAGAAGCTGGAGATTGGGATCAGTCTGCATGTCCGTTTACCCCTGCGCCGTAGAGCTGATTTTGACCAGCTCGCCGGGTTGGCCGAAGCTGAATGCCGTCCATTTGGTTTCAACACCGCCGAGCACGGTGAGCGTCTCAGACGCCACAGTCTCGCTGATGTTGACGTAGTAGGTGCCCGTGCCGCCTGTGCCGGTGCCAAGCTGCGTAATCGTGGTGCCCGTGGTCACACCCGAGCCGGTGATGACCTGACCAACGGCGAGCGAGCCGCTGGCAACAGCCGTAACCGTCAGCGTGCCATTGGTCGCCGTGCCGCTGCTCGAAACCACAGTCTGCGGAATGCTCACCTCGTAGGTGCCGATACCGCCCGTCGTGCCGGTCAACTGACCAACGATGGTGGTGCCGGTCGCAACGCCCGTCAGGCCAGTGATGACCGCGCCGTTGGTGAGCACGCCAGACCCTATGGCCGTAACCGTCATCACGCCAGGCGCGTTCGCCGGGGTTGCCGGAACCGCGATCGAGCCGGTGAACGTCGCCGTGTTGGTAGCGATGGCGCCCGTCACAACCGCGCCGGTCGGCGGATTGCCAGTGGCCGCGAACGTCACGGCGCCCGTGGCATAGTTGGCGTAAGCCTTCATGCCGGGGACAGCGGCGGTCGTGCCAGCGTTCTTCGCCAGGAAATCGCCGCTGCTGTGGATCGTCACCTGATTGCCAGGTGGCACCAGCATGCTCGTCTCGGCCAGGAACACCGTGATGAGGCCCTGCTGCTCACGATGCACGAAGCCAGAGACGGGGCCGTTGCCGTAGTTATTGGCTACGCCCGTGGCGTAATCCACCCACGAAAACAGGCCGACGCCCAAGCCGTTCGGGCCAGAGACGAAGGCGCCCTGACCGGCGATAAGCGTGAAGCGGTTGGGATTGGCGGAGGCGAAATCGCCCTGGACGCCAATGCCCTGGTAAGTCTGAAGCTGATTGGGAAACGGCATGTTCGGGCCTCCTTACTTCATCAAGCGGGCGAGGCCCGGGAACTGTGCGATGGCACTGGCTGTGGTGGATTTATCCATTGCGAGAGCCGCGCGCGGCGTGGTGCCCGGCTTCGGCTGGCTGTGCAGGACGAGCTTCAGAGCAGCCACGTCGCTGATGCCATCGGCTTTGATGCCGAGGCCCTTGAGCGCGTGGCGATACACCTCGTGGGCATGGTCGCAGGCGATGGCGAGATCACCGACGAAGGGGCGCACATCGCGCTCAGCAGCGCGCACAGCGTTGACACGGGCACGCTCGGCGGCCAGCGCACCAGCGATGGCGGAATCCATGGCGCCTTTGTCCATGTCCTTCTTGTCCTCTTTGTCGTCCTCTTCCTCGTCGTCTTCCTTGTCCTCGGCCTTGCAATCCTTGGCCTTGTCCTTGGCGGGCTTGGAGTCCTTCGCCTTGTCGCGACCGCCCTTGCGATCCTTCGCCTTCGGCTTTTCTTCCTTGTCGTCTTCCTCTTTCTCGTCCTCGGCCTTTTCCTTCAGGCCCTTGACTTCGAGAGGTTCGTCCATCGCCTCTTCCTCTTCCTCGGCGTCGTCACGCGCTTTGCGTGCGTCGGCGGCGAGCTTCAGGAGAGTCTTGTGGACGGGAGCGAGCGCGGCATCGTTGGCGATGAGCGCCGCTTGTGCGTCGTGCATGGTCGCGAGCTTGTCCAGCGCCGCTTTCTTGGTGGTCATACGTGGTTTCTCCAGAATGGCGTCACCAACAACGACATCGCTGCCAGCCCTGCCCCGCTCAACGAGAGCGACGTGGTTGAATTTTATGTCCCGCATGACGCCGTCGTATTTGACGCCATTCACCACGCCGGGAGTCATGTCGGCGGTGTAGCGGTAGCCCATGCTCAATTCGGTCTGCTCGCCGGACTCGATGCCTGCGATCGCCCCGTCTTCCCAAACCACAAGGCTGTTTCTTAGATAAGGCTCGACAAACTCAGCGTCGGTGCCAGTGCTGCCCACCACCTTGTTCGGCTTGTGATCTTCCGGCGTGACCGGCACATGCTCGATGAGCAGCGGGATATTGTTCGCGGTCGGAACCGCCTTACGAAGCTCGTCCGCGTCGCGATAGAGCTGGTAAACCGTGTCGGGCTTCAGCCCCAGCGCGGGGCCGTTCGGAATCTCGCTCCCGTAGTAGGGGCACACGTTCGATTTGCTAAGGTTGCTGACCCTTACGTGCAGCCGCCCGTCTTGGTCCTTGGAGCGCCCAGGCCCTTTATCCAGCGCAAAGCGTTCGCGCAGCACGGATCAAATGGCCTTCCGCGCGCGAAGCTCGGCAAACGCGAAGTTCACAACCGTCGTCGTCGGATGGGCTAGGAGCGCCTTCAGGTCGCTCACAATGCTGTTCGGATCTTGCGCGAGCAGTTGGCGCGCGTTCTCCATGGTGGCTACGACGTGCCCGCTCGGGACCGTGACCGCTGCCATCATGAACGCTCCAAACCTGGGATTATCGACCGCGAGACACAGCGGCAGTTGATTTCAGTGCCCGGCCAAACCCACTTGCCTTCAAGGAACATGCCCTTGTCGATCTCGTAGACTTTGCCGCTTGCCTTCAGATGCTCGGGCCGTGGATGCTTGCCGCCATGGCTGTGCTGCCAGGTCGCGTGCGTAATGCCCAACTCTTGCTGGCGCGTCTTAACGATGACCGCGCTGGCCTTGTTATTCTGATCGCGAGCAATCAAAGCTGCGCGCCGCTTGGTCACGCCAAACTGCGCCTGCAACTCCTTCGCCATCGTGCCCAGGTCGCGGCCTTGCGCCACGCTGCGGGATAATATCCCCTGCACCTGCGTCAGGTTCTCGCTGGCAATCGACTTAATTAGCGACACGTTCTCGGCCAACACAGCCTGCACCGCGTCCATTTGAGCGGGCGTAGTCTGGAACTTGACCGACATGCCGGCCTTACGAAGTGCAGCCTTCATCGAGGTGTCAGAGCGATCCGTGGAGGCCTTGGCGAACCATGCCCCTAGCTTCGGTGCCTCGCGCTCAAACCGGCGCAGCCAGCGCTTAGCGAGGCGCTTCATGACCTCGTTCAGTATCTCGGCGGCAGAGCGATCCTCGGCCATCGTTGCTGGCTCGTTGGCGCGGTATCCGGCCTTCAGATGCCAGACGATGCTCCGCTCCATCTCATCGACGAGAGCCGCTAACCTTTTGTAATATAATGCCTCTATACCTGCGTTTGGCCGGATTGGCGCTAGACGTTGCGTCTTGCCCGTCGCGCGGAGTAGTTTGGTAGCCACCTATGCCCCCAATTCCGCCGCCAACACCCGCCATGATCCAGGCCGGATCGGACAAGATCGTGGACATCTGCCACGACGTTGTTGACGGCTGGGAACTGCCAACAGACGCCGCAGAGCTAATCTGGAACGCGATGGCCGGGGCCTACACGCCGTCCTTTTCTTCCGCCTCGCCCTCACCCTTGGCTTCGCCACCAGCCCCAACCGTCTCCGGATCTTCGGGCGGTTCAGGCGGCGGCCCGGACAAGTCGATGCCGTGATAAAAGCTCTGTGCGTCAGCCGCTAACGACTCGCGCACCTCTTCCGGCGCAATCACGCCAGCGTCCATGTAAACCGCGTGCGTATCGGCCTTGGTCTTCTGAACCGCAGCCAACGCAGCCTCATCGAGCTGCCAAAGCGGCTCCCAATCGTGCACAATGTCCGCGTCGATGTCGCCAAACTCGGACAACTGGATGATGTCCATAACCCGGCGCAGGTTCTTGTCGAACAACTGCGACTGGCACGAATGCACCCAATCGTAGAACGTGCGGATCGTGCCCTGTGCCGTGGCGTTCAAGCCAGCAGGGTCGATACCCAGCAACACGACGGTCGGAATCTTGAGCACCGCCGACATACGCTCTTGCGACTGCGCGCCAAGCTGGTCGAGGGTGGAAAGCGGGGTCGTTACGTTGGCAATCTCTTCACGCTCTTTGTCGATCATGAAGAGGCCGCGATTGTCGCGGAACTGGTTGAACATCTGCGCCCGGTTGACGGCGGCTGCCGCACTCCCCGGCTGAAGCATGTCCTCCATGTTGGTGGACAGAACCATCGTCGAGAACGAGTGAATCAGGTCCGAAATGCTATCCCGCGTGCGCAGGAACTCATCCACATACGGCTTGGCAATCTGGCTTAGGGACAGACCGCCAAACTGATACGCCGGCTTCAGCAGGTCCGGCACCTCGCGGGCGCAGAACCGCAGCAACCGCGTGCGGTGCAATTCCTTGCCCATCACATACCAGGACTGCGGCACGTAGAAGTCAGGGCGCAGAGGATCGGTCGAATTATACTGGCCGGGATAGGTCCACACCGGCTCGGCCAGGCGAAAGCCCTTGAGCGACCCCTTGCCGATCTTGGCCGGGTCCAGCCACAAGCCTGTCTTCAGCTCTTCGGGCCGATCGGTGTCGCCAGTGTCCACGTAGAGGTGGGCGACGCCAAAGAACCCATCATGCTCGGCGGCGCGGCGAAACAAGTCCTGAACGTCGAACTTGTCCATCGCATCTTCGAGCTTCTTAATCCGCTCGGACTTGTCCTGATCGCCAACCGCCCGCAGCTTCAGCCACTTGCGGGTCATCTCCTTGGCGATGATCTCGCTGCCCCTGCGATACTCGGGGCGCTGTGTAAGCTCGGACAGATACGGGTAGCCGAGGAAGAACATCCCCTCGCCATACTGCCCAGACGACGCATACGCGTAGGGCGAACCAGCGCCGTAGTCCTGCGCGATCGCCACGCCATCCGGCAGCACACCCGGCATAGGGGGCTTCGGACGGAATATGTCGGCGCGCGTCATCGGCGCTGGCGCACGCCATTGGTCGCCGCCAACCTGCGCCACCATCGCGTCGGTGATGCGAACGCGCTTCGGCGCTTCCGCTACCGGGGAAGGTGCGGGCTGCTTAGCTGCCTTGGTGCGGGCCATTAAATCTGCCGCAGCATCTCGGAGGTGATGTTCATGGGACGCGGGCCAAGGCCAACAGCGGCGAACGCGCGGCTTAGAGCGTCCACTTGGTCATCCTTCACGCCTGCGGGAAAACTCCCAAGCTCATCCAAAAACGCCCGGTTCCACTCGCCTTTGACCAGCGCAAGGTTGCCCACGTTAACCTGGCTCGCTACCGGAGCGGCGCGTGTCGCCTTGTCGCCCGTCTCAGGGCTGCTCTCCACACGGAAGCCAGACAGTGCACGGGTGAAGTCGAGAACCTGCGCCTTGCCAGCTTGGCCGGGATCTTGCGGTATGCTGATACGCACACCAGAGCCATCCTGCCGCGCCGTCGTGTAAACCCGCGCCTTCACATCGTCAGGACCGCCGCGAAACCGTTCAATGTGCTGCACGACAAACGAACCGTTGGGCATCCGCGCCAGCTTCACGCCGCACGTCCAATCAGGGTTGCGAGTGCCGATCTGCGCCGTGGCCGCGAAGTCCCAGCCGCGAGCAATCTGGCCGCCAGCGGGACACGCATCGAGAATGTCAATCTTGCCCACCTTGAACAGTGAGCCTTCCATGGGGATAGGGTTCTGCTGGTAAAGCGCAGACCAATCCATCATCGCGCCAGCCCGCTCGAAGTCAGCGAGCGTCGCCTTCAGCAGATCCCCGTAGCCATACGCATCATCGGACCACAACCACTCGCCAGGCGAGCGGCCTAGCGGGTCATTCTCGACCGCCTGCGCAGGCAGCGACACGACACGCCAGCGATCACGCTCAACGTCCAGCAGGCGCCCCGCAAGGTCATCCTGGTGCCATCTGGTCTGTATCAGCACCACGCGCCCGCCAGGCTTGAGGCGCGTCGTCAGATCGGTGCGAAACCAATTCCACGTCTTTTCGCGGATGACTTCGCTGTTGGCATCCTCGCGCCCACGAATCGGATCGTCGATCAGTGCCAGATCAGCACGCAGGCCAGTGACCACACCGCCAACGCCAGCAGCTCGATACTGGCCGCCGTTCGTAGCGTGCCACAGCGAGGCCGACTCGGTCTGCACGCCGTAGCAGAGCGACTGATCCATGTCGCGGATGACGCCTTGCACGCGCTTGGAGAACGCCTCGGCCAGGGTCGATGTGTTTGAAGCGCCTATAACCATCTGACGCCGCTTCTGCGCCATGAACCACGCCGGGAAGAGAACCGACGCGTAGGTTGATTTGGCCGAACCGGGCGGTAGAAACAGCATCAGCCGGTCATTGTCACCGCGCGCGATCGCCTCCAGCTCGGAGATGATGATGCGATGATGGGCGGCGGGCTTCTGCCCTAGCGGCGCAAGTGCCGCCTCGCAGAAAAGCCCGAAGTCTGCCCGGTATAGCGCGCCCTGGATGTCTGCTAGGTCAGCAGCATCGAGCACATTCTACCTCGGGCGTTTACGTGTTCTTCAGCCCCCTACAGCATACCACCACAGCAACAACGAGCACCGCGAGGCAGATGTAGCCAAACGGCGCGGAGGACGCTGGGCCTGATAGGGTGAATGCTGCCGTTTCGCGGAGGGCT